TAATTTATCCGCAGATGTTTTAATACCGATATCCGCTGCTTTTTTTAATAGAGGATTATCGGTCTTTATATTTTTAGATAGTAATCCAGCTCCTAAGCCTGTAACTTTAGAAATATTCTTACCCTCTAAAGCACTCTTACCCGATTCTTTTATGTTCCCTATTAGACCGCTAAACTTCTCCTTTCTTTCTGCACTCTTTTCTAGGTTAGCTTCTTTTTTTTCAGCTCTGGCTTTATCCTTAGCTATTCTCTCTTCTCCCTTCTCTTTTTTTCTCTTATCTTTTTTCGATAATTCACCTTCTGCAGTAAGTGTATCTGGTAATTCTGTTTTTGTCGGAGAAGTTAGTTTAGCTACATCCTCCTTAGTAAATGTTCCGCCCCTACCCTCCAATAAACTATCTATGACCTCCGGAGAATGATATCTCATACTGTCCATCCAATCCTTGACATCACTCTCTAGAAATTCAGGGAATTCCTCATAGTGGTCTGGATACTCCCAAAGCAGATAATCTTTATACCTAGATATTTGCTTTTCTGTAGGACCCTTTTTTTCACTAAGTTTTTGGTCTGCACTAACTAACTTTTCATTAGGTATAACGTTACTACCTTCGTTTAACTTAACAACCTCCGGTCCCCTTTCACCAACAAGATAGCTGCCGGTTTCATCAACAGGACCTCCGTCAGCAAAAGCACCTAGTATTTTTTTCCCGACGCCTCCCGATACTATATCCTTGATTTTACCAACTCCCTTGAGGTCCTTGGTTACGTCCCCAATGTTTTTACCCAGATCCTTTATACCTTTAAAATCTTTACCAAGATCCTTTATCCCTCCTAGAGATTTAGATATATCACCAAAGCTTTTGGGTATATCTTTTAAACTTTTTATATCGCCTATGCTTTTTCCGATATCTCCAAAAGATTTAGTTACGCCCTTAAAATCTTCTCCTATTTTTTTAAAATCTAAATCCTTTATGTTTTTGGATATGTCCTTAAATTCTTTAGATATCTCTTTGAAATTTAGGTCTTTCAAATTGGAAACAACATCCTTGAGTCCCTTATCTGAATCGGAATTAGCTTTCTGTAGTTGATCTGTGCTTTCGGTATTAGTTTTTACTGCACCTGTTAGCTTCTCAATATTTCTACTGAGATCTAACATTTGAGCTGTTAGTTTAGGATCTGACATATCTGTATATATTTAAGTCTTACTTAGATGTAAAACTAAATAATTGGGTAACCCCTCCCTCAGCCTGAGCTTCAGCATTTTCTTTTTCTATGGTATCGTTCAGTTTATCGATCCATATTTGATATTCATAGAAAGGTATAGATTCTAGCCAATTTGGATCTAGCTTATGCTCATACCAAAGTCTAAATTTAATATCAAAGAAGTTCTCTAAAGATATCTGAAATAAGGAAAAGAGATCTGATCCCGCCGGGAAAGGTAATATCAGCGGTGACCTCCTCATCACCGCAAATATGACATTTCTGTTTTGCCTCTAGCGTGGTTCCTATTTTAATTTTTTCTGAAAGACCAAAATATAAGCTGTATTCTTCTTTGGTCCAGAAATCAGATTCCTTTAATTTTATTCTAATCTTGTCTGGAGTTAAATTTCTCCATTCATTAAAGATGAAGGGAGCTATTTGAATAAATCCCTCGTCTACAGGGTTGTTCCCCTTGTATTCATTTCGAACAAAATCAGAAATGGCTTGGGTAACTCCTATACTAGGAACTGTCATCTCTATAGTTTTACCCGTTTTTTTAACGGTAAAGATAAAACTCCTTGTCTCCTGATTGTAATATTTTAGGATATCTCGGTTTATATCATATGAACTTAAAACACCGGTTCTCAATTCCAAACCTTCGTTGAATGGACATTCTGGTGTTTGTTTACATTTTTTCTTCGTTTTAAGTATAATAGAATTTTCACCCCTTACGAATGTTAAATCCCTTATGGCCATAATAACAAAGAATCTATCCTCCTGTTTTAGATCCTTATATGAAACTACTCCCTCTCCCGGGAATTCCATTCTAAAACATCTATCTAAGATATAACTAAGTTTCTCCTCGATATCTAAATTATCATCCTCGTCTATAGTAGAAAAATGTCTAATCTCTCTTACCTCCGCAGCTCTTATTGCAATCCTTGTTTTATCCGGATAGAACATGCCTTTAGAAGGTAGTATATTAACAGGTAGATTCTTCCATCCACTATCAAAGGATGGTGATTCAGGAACACTCTGAGCCTTACCAAAAGAATTCTTACTTAAGCTTTGATTCAGATCTACCACGTTTAATTTCTGATCGGGTGATTGTACTTTTTTTGGCTCGGTATTATTTGAATCATGTTTATTGACTTCCTCCGGTTTAGGATCAGCCTCTTTTTCTATCGTGACTACTGAAGATTGCTCTTTACTTATCGGGTCATCATATTCAATTCCCCCTTCTATTTCTTTCATTCTTAAGATCTCCTCAGGGGATAGTCCATTTTCCATAAGATTATATTTTTTCTATTATATAACAGGAAACAGAAAAAGAGGCCAATTTGGCCTCTTTTTTTTCATATTTTTTTTATATAAAAGTATTTATAAGAAGGTATCTTCCCAGTAATCACAGATCCAACTAGCAGTAAGGTTATATATTGCTGGGGTCTCATAATCTAACTCCATTGCATTTATAGCTTCACTTAAAAAGCAAGAAGGTATTCTTATTCTTCTAAAAACGTCACCTCTTTTGTTAAATACCTGAATAACCATAGATCCAACATAATCTGATTTAATCCCCATAGCTCCAGTTAGAGGGTTGTAAATTAGATCCGACCACTGTCTTAGTATTTTATAAACAGTCATGGAATTTTGATCATTAAGATTGACCTCAAATTCCATCGAAAGAGTCATATCCGTGGTAGATGGTTCACCCCCTGCATATCTTCTTGTAGCAAACTTATAGTTCTGCTCTATTGTTGCTGCAGGAGAAATATCTACTGCTAAACCCGTTATGGATTTAACTTGTTGAGCTAATATCCCCTCACCGTTAAAGGTAGTAGCGGCGTCTACTATACCAGCAGGTGGATTTATTATAACCTCAAACTGATTTAAATAAACCGGTTCGAAGTTACTTATAGCTGCTTTTGAATTGGTAAAATGTGGTAGTCCTGCCATTTATTTAAATTCTTTTTTTATAGGAATAAATCCTCCCAGTAGTCCACCGCCCATACCATATCATCTATCTTGTATAGGTCAGTTGATGTATAGTTTAGGTTCATCGGAGAGATTGGCTTTGTAAGAAAGCAATCTTTACAAGTAATCCTTCTAAAAACATCACCTTGTTTATTAAAGATGTTAACTACTATAGTTCCTACATAGTCATTCTTTAATCCCATCGCTCCTGTTAGTGGATTGTAAATTAAATCAGACCACTGTCTCAGAGTTTTGAAAACGTACATTGAGTTATCATCGTTCAAGTTAACAGAAAAACTAACACTAAGATCCATGAATGTCTGATCTGGCTTAGCTCCAGCGTAATTTCTTTTAGCAAACTTAAATTTCTGAGTAGCAAGTCCTGGGTTCTTATCTAAAGAAAGACCGCTTACTTTGGATACGTGCTGAAGTAAAATTTCACCTCCGGCAACTGCTGCTGGTGGTATAATAGTAACTTCGAATTGATTCAGATAAACAGGTTCAAACCTATTTATTGCTGATAACGAATTTGAAAAGTGAGATAATCCTGCCATAATTACTTATATTTATCTGCCTTCTTTAAAAATCATAAATTATACAAATTGTATGAATCCTCCAGAAGCAATTCCTCCAGTTCTTGTAACCGTGATTCGATTAATGAACTTCTGGATTCCTCTTGCTGGTTCTATTATGACGTCAATTATACCCATGTTCATATCTATGATTGCAGGGGTATTATTAGAAGCATCCATAATTGTTTGGTAAGCGTAAATACCACCACCAGCTCTAACACCATCTAGGTAGTTGTCTACTAATGTTTTGATTTCTAGTCTGATTGAATCTTCGTTGAAATCAAATAGGTAGTTAGCCAAGATCTCTTGAACGTCGTTTTCTACACTAATCAATAGATCTCTAACGTGAACAAGATTAAATGCTGAATTAACTTGCTGATAAGCAGTTTGGTTACCGAAGATAACTACTCCAATTCCTCTTCTTTTGATGATTGGATTGATTCCGAAAGGTTCTAAGTTTCCTCTGTCCTCTTCAGTAAAGTCATATTCAACACCTACTATATTACCTCCGCTAATTACTCCACGTTTCTGACCTGCTATAATAGCATAAGGTTCTCCGTTAGCGAATTTTCTAAGGAAGTTATTAGAAACGTATGCTGCAGGTGGTACCTCAACGTTTCTATTAGTTTCTCTTACAGTAATATAAGGAGAATAGAATGCTGCGTACTTAGCTCCATCAGCTTCTGAAGGTAAGCTAAATGTGTAAGACGGATTTAAAGATAAGTTACCGCCATCTGCTATATAAGCAGTATTTAATCTCGGATAAGGATTAGCTGCAGTAGGAGCATCAGTAAATCTTGGATCTGTACTAGCTCTAAATTGCGCCATAGAAGGAGCGTTTATAATCGCCAAAGCCTGTTGTCTTAACATAGCCAATCTAGAAAGCTGGTATTTAGAGTTTGGTAAAATCTGCCCAGAGAATGTATCAATGATGTATCGGTAAGATATAACATCCTTAGCTGCTAATGTCTTAGCAATATTCGTGTTATACATAACATCAAGAATCTCAGATATTCTAGCATCACTTCCATTAGGTCTGTGCCAGTCTGTCATTGTGAATCCACTCAGATATGTAAAATCAAAGGATCTTGTAAACTGAGCTATCGATTTAAATTTCTGAACTCTAACTCCAGATCCTGAAGTATAATAAAGAACCGGTCTAGCTGAAGTTACTCTGAAAGTTCCAGCAGTAGTTGTAGCAGAAACTGTAGTGATTTTAGCTAATCTATTTTGTCTGTTTCCGGTAGAAGGCTCACATATATCAAGGTCAGTTGAAACCACCAAATCTCCAACCGAGAAAGGGGCGTTTCCGTTAGAATCTTGAGTTACCAAGAATGTTGTTACGTCGATTCTTGAACAATCTACAAATTCATTTATTGCACCTTCCTGAGAAACTATATCAGTATTCTGTGTTCCTACAGGTAAACCTACGTTGTTAGATGCGTAAGGTGTACCGAATGCAGCTATATTTGTTATTGTCGTATCAGCTAAAGAAACATTGGTAAATGCTCTAGTATTAACATAATTGAACTGATCCTTATCCACAGTTTGTTCGAACCCTAAATATTGAACGTTAGATCCACTACTGTTAGTCCAGATGATATCGCCATCTGTAATCTCAGCATACTTGTTATCCTGGTAAAGAGAAGAAGCATTATATCCAACTAATACGTTAGAAACTCCGAGAGGTGCGCTAGGTCCAGTTACACCATTAGGTGTAGATGTGCTAACGATATCAACATAATCAGAATTACCAAATTGATAAGCATCCGTATAGAAAGGTTGATTACTTCCAGATGCTCCTGTATTGTAAGAAGTTAAGTTGTATGTCGGTGTTACAGTAATACCTTGTGATCGGTAGAATCCGGTATCTAATGGG